ATGATCTATCTGCGCGGCACTACCTGGTTCATGAGACGGCGGCGACCCAAGCGCTATGCCGCGGTCGATCCTCGCGAGATCCTCAACATCAGTCTGGCGACTGACAGCGAGAGCGTGGCGCGCGAAAAGGAATCGGCCGTCTGGGGCGAGCTGGTCGAGGGCTGGGAGGCGAAGCTCGCCGGCCGTGATGGCGATGCCGAGGCGCGCTACCAAGCCGCCCGCGACCTGGCACAGCAGCGCGGCTTCCGTTTCCGGCGGATTGAGGAGGTGGCCAAGATGCCGACCTCCGAGATCCTTGATCGGGTCGAAGCGATCTCTGAGGTGAAGGGCGAGCCTGATGCGATGGAAGCGGCCGCGCTCCTCGGTACGGTGCGCCCGCCGGCGCTGACCATCAGCCGCGCACTCGAGGCCTACTGGACGCTCGCCCGCGACAAGACGCTGGGCAAGTCGACCGATCAGCTGCGGCGCTGGCGCAATCCGCACATCAAGGCGATCCGCAACCTGATCGGCGTCGTCGGCGATGTCGAGCTCGAGCGGCTGACGCCCGACGATATGCAGGACTTCCGGGACTGGTGGATCGACAAGGTTGAGGAGGGCGACGTAATCCCCGCCTCGGCGAACAAGGACTTCACCTATGTCGGCGCGGTGCTGCGCTTGGTGGCCGCCCGCAAACGCCTGGGCTTCGTGCCTCCGACCCCGGAGCCGATCAAGGCGGGGCGCCAGAACACGCGGCTGCCCTTCTCGGTGGACTGGATCCGCGACAAGATCATCCCCGGCCTCGGTGGGTTGAACAGCGAGGCGCGCGCGATCGTTCTGGTGATGGTCAACACGGGCATGCGGCCGAGCGAGATTGCCAACCTGGGCGGCGACCGGATCCAGCTCGAGGGCAACATCCCGCATGTCCAGGTGCGGCCCGTGGGGCGTCAGCTGAAGAACGATGTCTCTGAGCGTGACGTGCCCCTCGTTGGCGTCTCGCTCGAGGCCATGCGCGGCTGCCCGGAGGGCTTCCCGCGGTATCTCGACAAGGCGGGCCTGTCGGCGACCGTGAACAAGTACCTGCGGGAGAACGGCCTATCCGAGACGCCGCGCCACACGCTCTACGGCCTGCGGCATTCGGTCGAGGATCGGCTGCTGATCGCGGGGGTGGATGAGCGGGTGCGCCGTGACATCCTCGGTCACAGCCTCAACCGGCAGCGCTACGGCGACGGTGGCGGCCTGCCGATGAAGCTGGATGCGCTTCAGCGGATTGCCCTCTGAGTTGTCGCTGCAAATGCTGCGGTCTGCCGTGGTGATGCTGTCCAACAGTATGCGGTGCAAGCGGAAGCAGTTGCTCTCGGTCCAACTTGTTGAAAAGCTGGCAGACATTGGAATCAGTGAGAAAGAGGTCAAGTCGCCAGCAAGCTTTCCCGAGGAAGGCTCAGCGCGACGTAATTTGCAATGTCTGTCAGCCGTTGGATCATCGCGATTGTATTTGGATTAGTCGCCAGCCTAGGGCAGGCCCAAGAACAAGCTAACGATCCCAGCGACACCGCCCCCGAAGAGCAGAACCCAGCCCAGGTGCTGCCTATTCCTTTGCCGGTTGACATTATCGACGATGAGGCCGCCACCGAGACCCGCCAACGCAGCGAACAAGAAGCCCGCGAGAGAGAGATAGCGGATCTTGCTGCCCAACAGGGCATGAACGCCGCCACACAGTCTATCGAGCGCGCCACCTTGGATATGCGGGATTACGCGTTCTATTCCACAGTTGCCGTGTGGATCGGTACTGCGCTCCTGCTTTATACCCTCTGGCTCACTCGCCAAGCTAACCGAGCGGCGCAAGCTGCCGTTAACGTCACCAGAGAGATTGGCGAGGCGCAATCTCGGGCTTACCTGAGCGCAACTCACGCTAGGGCAGTATTCCTGCCCCCAGACGGCGGGTACGGCCTTGAACTCACCATCCGAAATACCGGCCAATCTCCGGCTAGGGGCGTAGCAATCCAAGCAGCCTCTACCGCAATGGAGAATGGTGAGGTCTTGTATAGAGAGAAGTCTGAGGGGATGGTTGATGTGGGGGATGTGGAAGCAGGCTATGAGGCCCCTATCGTTCCGTTCGGCCGCCGTGATCCGACAATCTTTAGAGCGGTAGCCGATGAGCAAAAGAAGCCGATTTTGCACATTGCCGGGGCCATCAAGGGACACGATGTCTTCGGTCGTCCCATAGATCAGCCCTTCTTTTTCTCCGGGATGGTTATTGACGAGGGCAGTGGCCCTGTTTCCAAACTGCACAAAGCCTCCCGCGACTACACACAAGACTAGTGCCTTAATCATCGCTCCCTTCCGGGGCTTGGTGCGTTTGCTACCTAACACCGCAATAGTAAGAAAGAAATAGGCTAGCGCTCTAATCAATGAATCGCCCTCTGAGCCGCGTCGAGCTCGTCGCGCAGCCGGTTGATGACGGGGATGTAATCTTCGCCGCCTGGCGCCTCTGCGATGCGCTCGACCTTCCGCAGCGCGGCCTCGATGCGCGCCGCGCGGGCTTCGATCGGTGAGGGGCGGCGGATAGCGGGCATTTAGAACAGCACCTCGATCAGCTTTGCGACGCCACAGATGATCAGCAGCCACAGGCCGATCCCGATCGGGATGGCGAGAAAGACGCTGGTGCCGGGTGCGATCCGCCTGCGGTTCATGCCCGGGTGCCCTTGTCAATGAGCTTCATCCGCGCCTCTTCCACGCCCAAAGCCTTGCGGCCCTGGGCCACGATCACCGGGGCGATCATGAGCGGGAATAGCATCGAGCCCACGACCTGAAGCGGGGTGCTGTCGATCAGCATGCCCGGGCCGTAGGAGATTGCGGCCATCAGGACCGTTGTTCGGATGGTGCCCGGCAGGGGGCGTCGCCTCGACGGCCAATCGAGAACAAGCGAGATTTTCAGTTCGTTCGCCATTTGAAACTCCTTCTTCTCACCGGCTGTCAGGGGAGGGCGGGCTTGTCTGATCCGGTGATGCTTTACGCCGCACCCCGACGCGTATGCGCCCATTCGAGGAAGGGCTGGCGCGGGCCGTAGATGCTCAGCCATTGCAGGATGAGCATCTGACGCTGCGCTTCCCATATGGCGGCGACCTCGGGGTCAGTGCCGTCAACGAGGTCGGCCAGCATGGCCTTGGCTTCATCCGTGCGGCCCGACTGCAGCGTCTCGAGCGCCAGCTCGATACCGTTTTCGAGGCGGTCCACCTCGTTGAAGCAAAGGCAGGGTGTGCAGGGGCAGGGCTCAGCCATCATGCGTCCTCGCGGCAAGGTTGCAGTTGAGGGCCATAGGAGCCGCAGCTAACGTCAGGTGCAGGCCGCACGCCGCAAACGCGCGACCTGCCACACCCCCTACGCTTTGCAGGACTGCAGGAGGCATGTTCAGAATGAGAGAGAGCAGATGCGCGAAACCACCGAAACCACCCCGCCCGCCGGCGCTACCACCGGGGACCAAAGGAATGCCTCCGGGGATCAAGCCCCCGCGGCCAAAGTAGACCTTCAGCGGTTCGAGCTGCTGCGAAGCGCGCTCTACCATGAGGATCGCGAGGACTGGTACGGGCGCATCAGCCGCGTGACGACGTTCATTGTGCTGCTCTTGGGCAGTGGCGCGGTAGCGGCCTTCGGGGCCAGTCATGAGATCGTTGGACAATTGGCCGGGCTGGCAATTGCCACGCTGTCCGGTGCTAGCTTGGTCTGGGACATGAGCGGTCGCATGCAGACCCATGCCGTGCTCAAGCGCCGTTTCTTCTGGCTGATGGCTGATCTCGAGCGCGGCCGCGATCTCAAGGAAGTTACGGCCGAGGCGACGATGATCTACGCGGACGAGCCGCCGGCGATGTGCGCGGTCAATGCGGTCGCCCATAACCGGGCCGGCCAGAACACTTACGGCAGCGACTTCGATCGCGTCGTGCTTCGCTGGTACCAGCGCCGGTTCCGCCACTGGGCAGCTTTCCGAAGCCTTGAGGAGCCTCAGGTCAAGGCGGCTGCGTGAGACGATCACGGCGCAATCCCCCGTGTCAGCAGCTTAGGCAGGTCTGCGATAAGGGAGATCGCGAAGATCCCTACCATGACGATAGCCACGCCACCGATGAGCGCCGCGAGGCCGGACATGATCCGGTACTCGAGGCTGTCGTCTTCGGGCTGGATGGCCTCGGCGTGGTCGGAGTCGGGCTGAGCGACCAGGCGAGCGCCAGCGTCGATCAGCACGCAGCTGCGCTGCCGTACGTCGTCGAGATTTTCCAGCGCTCCGGCGAGGGTCTCGATCTCGGCCAAAGAGCGGCGATCCTCGACCGAAGCAGGTGGGCGCGGTTCGTTGGCCGGACGGGCGGAGTATGCAAAGGGGATGTCGGGGAGCGCGGTCATGCTGCCGCCTCCCGCTGATGGCAGTGCTGACGCGCGGCATCGCGTACCATCTGGCTGGCAGACCAAAGCATCGCGATCACGGCCGCTTGGCGGCGCAGATCTTCCGGGCCGATGAAAAGGGCCATCTGCGCCCATTCGAGCTGAGCGCGGCGAAGGCCGGGGTCGTGGTCAGGCTGGGGCCAGCCGCCGATCACGCTACGCGCGTCGATATGCCAGTGCATCGCGGCGCTGTCGGCGTCGAAGCCGGGGACCTCGATCCCATGCAACGAGATGATGAAACAGGACCGGCCGCTTTGCGGTGGTGTCTGCCAGCTGCCGCCGGTCTCGATCACTTCATTGGCGATTGTCTCGGTGCGTTCTTCGGGCGTCATGCGGTCGAGCGCATGGACAAGCCGGGTGACGCGGTCGTGCAGTTCGGGGGGCATGTCGTGCTCCTCAAGATCGCGATGTGGCGGGGAAGGGCCGGGCGCGGGCGCCCAGCCAGAGGCTCAGCGCGCGGGGGTCTGCGCGAGGCGCGCAGCCAGCCAGACGAGGCCGACGACCATCAGGTCGAGGATCATGTCGAGAAAGCCGGGCGCGACCAGCTGCGCGGCGGTCAGCGCCACCGCCGCGCTGGTAGTCCAAGCCAGAACATGGCGGTGCAGCCACTCCATCAGACGTAGCTCGACAGCTTGAGCCCGAGCTTGGTCGCGACCTTCTCGAGAACGGCGGTTTCCTTGTCGTCGATCGCGCCGTCGGCTTCGGCGATGTCGAGTGCGGCCATCAGCACCAGCTCGGCATCAGGATCTGCGGCGACCTCCTCGATCTCGCGATAGAGGCCCATCTGGCCGACACGGCCACCATTGGCGCGATCGATCATGCGGGTGATCGAGCCTTCGATCTCGCGCGGCGAAAAGGCGGTGTTCAGGATCTCGTTGGCGGAGACGGCCTTGGCCATCGCCTCGATCTCGCTGTCCTCAATGCTGCCGTCAGCTGCGGCAACCAGAGCGGAGGCGGCGCAGACCGCTTCGAGCATATCGGTCTTGCCCTGCATGCGCTTGGCGCCGGAGGTGAGCTTGGTTTTCAGTGCTGCGAACAATGGGGGTCTCCTCATGTGAACCGCCGCGGGATGCGGCGAATGAGGAGGAAGTTACTGGGGAAGTTTCCCCATAGCAAGGTTAAATAGGGAAGTTTCCCCAAAATGGACTGGATGCCCCTGAGAAGCTGCAGATCGAAGTGGCTGCTTACCGCTTCCGGGGGCCTTCGCTTGTTCGGTCATTCGCCAGCTGAATAAACCCGGTGAACCGCCTCTTCCACAGCCTTAGCGAACGCCGCTTGCCGCTCTGGATCGGAAAGATCAGCAAATAGCGGATCTCCAACCCGTGCGGGATCCTCGATCATGGCGCGTAGCTGTGCCGCCTCATCAACCGCAATTCGTACACAGTTCCACTGCTCCACGGCGCGGCTCGTAGTTTCGGCGCAGCGCTGTGATAGTTCGGCCCCCGCAGGACCCAGTAGGTGCGGCTCATCGATAACGGCCAGCATGTCTAGCGCAACTTGAGTCATGGGAGCGCAGCTTGCCACGCTGGTGAAGGGCACTGTTTCAGCGCGACATTCTTCAAGTGCAGCATCACTGATGATCTGCGTGGTGGCAGGTGTAGCGAAAGCACCAAGAGCAGCAGTAAAAGCGGCTATTATAACTGTTTTTCCCCAATTTCGGTGCCAGGGAGGTGCGTAGCTTTGTTCGATACGACCGGTTGAGTTGATAATCTTGTTCACCCGACCCTCTTCGCTAGATCAGCAGGCCAGTGCAGACGCACCGGCGCCGCCCATTTGAGCTTCACATCGTGCTGGTTCTCGGCGCCTGGGTTAAGCGAGATCAGGTTGAACAGGCCGGGCTCGCTGCCGAGCTTGACCTGTTTGACCCAGCCCAGTCCGCGCTCGCATTCGCAGACGCAGCGCCGTCCGATTGCTTCGGAGGGCACGCCGTCGGCTACGGCACGGGTGTAGAAGAGTAGATCGCCCGCGCTGTAGATCGGCTCCATTGAATCGCCCTCGACCTCGACAGCGACGATGCCGGAGCTGGGCAAGCCCGGCGGCGCCTCGACCTGAGGGCCGTCGCCCTCTTTGCCATAGGCGTCGATCACCGGGACATGCGCGCCGGCACCGACTTTGCCAGCGATGGCGATGGTGTGTGGTAGATCGACCGGAGTATGTGCCGCTGCGATAATCTGATCGACTGACATCTCGACCGCATCTGCGATCTTCAGTGCCGTTGAAAGCTTCGGCGAGGCGGCTTTCTTGCGATAGAGATCTCGGATCGCAGTGGTGCCGAGGCCGGCTCTTTCGGACAGCGGAGATGGCTTGAGGCCTTTCGCCGTCATGACATTTCGTAAGCCCACCAAAAATTCGTCAGATTCTTCCATGTGGGGATATTGCCCCATGTAAGATCCGCCAGTTACGGGGAAGTTTCCCATTGACGAACTGGGGAAACTTCCCCATTTTGCGGGGATGGAACAGTTAATCATCGAGATCGAGGCCTATGCCTCCGCTACCGGCAAGTCGCCGGCATTGGTTCTTAGGGAGGCACTGGGGGCCAGCTGGGGGCAGTGGGATGCATGGGTCGAGGGCAGATCGAGCCCGACGATGAGAAACGTGGATCGACTTAGGTCGTACATGACGGCTCATCCGCCGTCGCCAGCTTCTCCCGCCGCCTGATGCGCCGCCCCATCCTGTTCCTGTGTGCCGTGCTTGTCCCATGCCCTCAATCTGGGGCTTCGAGCGCCGGTGGTCGAGTAAACACCCCTGCGAGGTTTTCACGGTGAGAAACAACCGTCCCGATAGCATCCAGTCCGCGATCGCCGCTGCCTACAAGGCCAATGGCGGGCTTGAGAACACCGCCTCGGATATCGGCGTCTCGACGGCCTTGCTGAGCCTTGGCACCCGCGTCGACGAGAAGCGGCAGGGCGGGCTCGGGGTCAACTATCTCGACCGGCTCAGCCGCATGCACCGGCCCTCGGCACTGCCCCTCGCACAGCATTTCTGCGCGCTCGGCGGCGGTGTCTTCCAACCGCTCGAGGCGAGCGGGCCGGGATGCCTGATCACGCTGAGCGGCGATGCGGCGAAGGAATTCGGCGACGTCGTGGCTTCGGCGCTCAGGGCCAAGCTGAGCATGAGCACGACCGACTGCGACGACACCATCCTGCAGATCGACGAGGCGATGGGGGTCCTGGTGCGGATGCGCGCCGAGGCCGTGAGACAGCGCGGTCGATAAGGCCGCGTTGAACAAAAAAAACGACGAGGAGAGCAGATCATGAAGGCTTCGACGGCCCCTCGGGTCCGGTTTCCGCTCGCGCATCTCGCTGTCGAGGTTGTGTCTGAGCCGGGCAATACACCCTTCTTCGCGCTGATCGCATGCGAGGCTCTCCGGGCCGTCGATCGCAAGCCGATCTTCTCCGGTCCCGTGCCATCCGACATGGCCGCGCAGCTGCGCGCGCTTGCCGATCACCTTGAGGGGGTCAGCGCGTGAGACGGATCTACACCGACGATACCGTACTGAGCTGGCTCGAGCGCCGCCGCGCCGGCCAAACCTGTCTCGCCATCGCCCGGACCGACGGTGCCGACAAGCGCGTCGTGCTGACCACCACGAACCGGGTGCGCGCGGCGGACCTGGCAGAATCCGGCGAAGGTCCGGTGCGGGTGCTGGAGGGCTATTGGTAATGAGTATCTACCGTCCAATCGTCACGGCAGGGCAGCCGATACCGGATGAGATCCCAATCGAGGATCGCCCCAAGATCACCTGGATCCCGATCGAACGACTGGTGATCGACGACCGCTACCAGCGTCCGCTCCTTGAGGCGAACTGGGAGATCATCCACAAGATCGCCCGTAGCTTCACCTGGAAGCGTTTCTCGCCTGTCATGGCCGCCCCGGTCGAGGATGGCCTGCTCGCCTTGATCGACGGGCAGCACCGCACCCATGCCGCCGCGCTTGTGGGGCACACAGCCGTGCCCGGCGCGATCAACCATCTCGATCCCGCGGCTCAGGCCGCTGCCTTCGCCGGGATCAATGGCGAGATGACGCGTGTGCATCCGATCCAAGTGTTCAAGGCCGCGCTGGCGGCGGGTGAGGCTTGGGCTGTCGAGTGTCAGCAGGTGGTAGCTGCGGCCGGATGCCATCTGATGACGGTGCAGGCCAGCAGCGAAAAGCGGCAGGTGCGTCAGGTCTATGCGGTGTCGGCCATCCGGCAGATGGTCGAGGCCGGGCATGGCAGAGCGGTGACCCTGGCGCTGACTGCGCTCTCGCGGAGCACCTTCGGCAGCAATTTCGTCGAAGCCTGGACCAATGAAACGCTGAAGCCGATCCTCGCCGCCGTGATCGCGACGCCGAAGATCCGGCTCGGCCCGCTGATCCCCTTCATCGATCATCTCGACTTGGCACGGATCAATGCCGATGTCGCGCGGCTGCGGACGCAGCCCGGCTATTCGCAGCGCAGCCAGATGGCGCTGCTCACCGAAACGCTGACCGCCATGCTGCAGCGCTGGCATCGCGAAGGAGGCATCCCGTCATGACTATCGACATCCTCGCTGCCCTGCGCGCCGCTGCCGCGGCGCCGGTTTCCACCCCGGTGGGGTCCTCGGACATCCTGGCCGATCTCGCTGCGCTGGACGGCAAGCGACGTCAGCCCAGTCCGCAAATCGCATCGGAAGCGGGAGACGGCCCCCGGCGTTCCCTTCAGCTCCAGATCGAAGCTCGGGTAGAGGCTGCAAACCGTAAGGCGACCTGCGAAACCGAGCGGCGCATGCCTTGGCCCGAGCACTGGTGGGCGGGCACGGACAGCGCCGATGTCGCGCGCTGCCGGACGCTTTGGCAGGAAGTGCTTCGCCAGTGCTTGATGTCCGCGATCGACGTGCATTTGGGCGCGCCGATCAAGGCAAACGATGCCACGCCGGCATGGATCGGTTCGCGCGACTTCGCCATGGTGTGCGATCTGGCCGGTTTTGAGCCTTCCGCCGTGGCCGAACGCCTGCTCGCACGACTGCGCGAGCCCAATGGCGCCGTGGCACTGCGCCGCGAATTGGTCGTCGCCCCGCGTAGCTCGGGGGATCAGGAATGACAAATACCCTCGTAGCGTTCGGATTGGCGGCCATGACGGCAGCCTTCAAGGCAAAGCAGCGACCGCTGACCGAAGGCGAGATCGCCGCCTTCACCGCGCGCGCGGCTGAGCTCGTGCCGGATGATGCTCTGGCACAGGGCGCCGTCGACGTCTTTCTAAGGGATCTGCCCGACGATCACGTGGCGGCCGGTCAGGCGCTGCTCGATTTCATCTGCAGCTGGTCACGGATTCCGACGACCGAAGAGATCCGCCGGGCCGAAACGCTGCTGACGGAAGATCTGCCGCGCGGCTTCGATGCCTGGCAGCGCGAGGCTGGCCATGGCTGAGCGCGCGCGCCACCCGATCGACCGCGCGGCACTGGCGGCGATGATCGAGACCTCGGTGACTTATGCCCTGACCCCCGCTCGTGCGGATGATGTGCGCAACAGCCTGCGGGCGCGGTTGCGCGAGGTGCTGCTGCGCCTTGGCGATCCTAAGGATGAACCGCTGGCGGAGCCGATCGAGCTCGTGCGGGTGCAGGCGGGGCGGGTGGCCCACGGGGCGCCCGGCATCAAGCCGCATCAGGCGGACGAAATGCTGCGCAGCGCGCTGCTGATGCTCTACGCCGGGCGATCTGATGCGGCGCAAGAGCGCCTGACCGGGGGTCTGTGACGATGGATGATCCCCGTTTGGATGAAGCGCGGTTGATCCCCATCGCGGAGGTCGCGCACCGGCTTGATATTCGGGGCTTGAAGCCTGCCGCGCGTGAGCAGATTGGGCCGTGCCCCGTCTGTGGTGGCAAGGATCGGTTCTCGATCAATCCGGATCTCGGCGTCTTCAACTGCCGGCATTGCGGCGGTGGCGATGGCGTGCGCCTCGTCGAGCTGGTGCTGGCCTGCGATTTCAAGGCGGCGCTGGCATGGCTGGTGGGCGAGGCGGAACAGCAGATCGATCCCGAGGTCCGCCGACAGCGCGAAGAGGCGCGCGAGCGCGACAGGGCCAATGCGGAGCGGGTGGCGGAGCGCAAGCGCGCCGAAGCCGTCTCGGCCGCGCGTGCCCTATGGGATGGGGCGGAGCCTGCCCTTGGCTCTCCCGTGGTCGATTACCTGCGGCTGCGCGGCCTGCCAGACACGGTCGCGGCGGCCCCGGCGCCCTGCCTGCGCTATGCGCCGGCTCTGCCCTACATGATCCCGGCCGAGGGGCGTGGCTGGCAGGAGGTCCATCGGGGCCCGGCCATGCTCGCGGCGATCCAGATGCCCTCGGGCCAGTTCTCGGCCGTGCATCGCACCTGGTTCGATCTCGACCGGCCGCAGGGCAAGGCGCGGATCCTGCATGATGGCGAGATACTCGATCGCAAGAAAAGCCTCGGCTCCAAAAAGGGCTGCGCGATCCGGCTGACGCATCACCGGCCCCGGCCGGGCGATTTCGACACGCTGATCATGGGCGAGGGGATCGAGACGACGCTGACCGCACTTGCTGCCGATGCGCTGCCCGGCGCGGCCTATTGGGCCGGGATCGATCTGGGCAACATGGCGGGGCGTCGCGTGCTGCGCGGCAAGGGCATGAAGTATGCCGGGGTCCCCGACCTCGAAGACGACAGTGCCTTTCTGCCGCCGCCATGGATCCGCCGCCTGGTCTTCATCCAGGACGGCGACAGCGACCCGCGCGTGACCCGCGCCCAGCTTCTTTCCGGCCTGCGCCGCGCCCGGGCGCGGATCCGAGGGCTCGACAGCATCTCCATCGTCCATGCGGGCGAGGGACAGGATTTGAACGATATTCTCACGAGGGACCCACAATGACGGATGAGTTTGATCCGCTGCGCGAGGTGCGCGATCGCATCGCCTCGGCCGAAGAGGTCGATATGGGTGATGTGCCGATCGCAGCCGACACCCCGGACCCCGATTATGATCCCGCCGATCCGCGCGATCAAGAAACGGATGCACCGAAGGATCCCGAAGACCCGAACGCCGCCCCGGCGCCGGAGGTCGAAGGATCGGGCTATCCGCTCAACGATGTCGGAAACGGGCGACGCTTCGTGCTCTATCACGGCAGCGACGTGACGCAGGTGCCGCGCGTCGGATGGTTCGGATGGGATGGCACCCGCTGGGCGCAGGACAGCAACGGGTTGGCCGTGCGCCGGCTGGCCCAGTCGGTCAGCGACCGGATGCTAGACGAGGTGCGTCACCTTGCTCTGGAAGACTGGGAGCGCGAACGGCTCGACGCCCTGCCGAATGCCGAGGCGGAGGTGCGTCGGATCCGGGCACTCGAGGAGCGCAGCGATGATGATGAGGCTGCGCTGGCCACGGCACTGCGCAAGGTCGACGCCGCGATCGCGGTTAAGAAGGCACTCGGCAAGCGGAAGACCGAGCACCGTACCTTCGCCAAATCGACCGGCAACACCGGCAAGATCGATGCCATGCTGACCGAGGCGGGCGTGACGCTGTCGAAGACGCTCGACGAGCTCGACGCCGACCCGCTGGCGATCAACATCGCGTCGGGCACGCTGCACTTCGTTGTGCATGAGGCGCAGAGCAAGCCGAAGCGCGCGACTTGGGAAATGCGACCGCACGATCGGGAGGACTACCTGACCAAGTGCATGCCGGTCGAGCATGATCCGGAGGCAAAGGCGCCCCTCTTCGAGGCCTTCCTGCGCCGCATCCAGCCCGACCCGCAGATCCGCGGCTTCCTGCAGCGTTGGTTCGCGCTCTCGATGACGGGCGTCGTGGTGCAGAACCTTGTCTTCTTCTACGGCCACGGGGCCAACGGCAAATCCGTCCTGGTCGATCTCATGGCCCGGATGATGGGCGACTACTCCGCCACGGCGAAGATTGAATCCCTGACCGGCCAGTCGAAGCGCGGCGGCGCGGACGCCACGCCCGACCTGATCCCACTGATGGGCGCTCGCATGGTCCGAGCCTCTGAGCCTGAACAGGGTGAACGTCTGAAGGAAGGCACGATCAAGGAGCTCACCGGCGGCGAGCCGATCCTGGTGCGCGCGCTGCGTGAGGACTTCGTCGAGGTGAACCCCAAGTTCAAGCTGGTGATTTCGGGCAACCACAAGCTCGAGATCCGCGGCACCGATGACGGCATCTGGCGGCGCGTACTGATGGTCCTTTTCGGGGTTCAGATCCCCGAAGAGGAGCGCGATCCGAACCTGGGCAAGAAGCTCTGGGAGGAGCGCGCTGGTATCCTGAACTGGCTGATCGAGGGTCTGGAGGATTACCTCGAGGTCGGCTTGCAGATACCGGAGAGCGTGGCAGAGGCGACCCGCGCTTATCGAGAGGAGAGCGATCCCGTCGGCAGCTTCCTCGATCAATGCTGCGAGGTCACGGGCGATCCCGAGGCCTACACGCGGACCAAGGATCTCGTCACGGCCTTCAACTTCTGGATGGATGAGCGCGGCGACAGCCAATGGACGCCGCGCACGGTACAGCTGCGGCTCAGGTCCAAAGCGGACCACTACCGCGACCGTCGCTCGGGGCTTACCTTCACCGACGGCAAGCGCAGCATCGCGGGCTATCGCGGCCTACTCCTCACGGAAGAGTTCAAGCAGCGTATGGCGGATAGCGCCGGCGGCGGCAGCTATGGCAGCGCGCCGACCTCGTCGTCGTCAGGCGCGGCAAGCGATTGGGCCCCGGACCCCTACTCATGAAAACAGGCGGGAGGATGGGGAGGATGGCGACCCCGGCGGGAGGATGATGCGGCAAAGGGGGTGCGGGGGAAGGATAACCAGATCAATCGCTTGCACCCCGCCGAGGGAGCCGAGGGAGGATAGGGAGGATGATTTTCGCATACGCGTACGCGCGTGTTTCTGGATGCCACAAGACCCGAAGAAGGCCCTTATGCGTATACCGGAATTATCCTCCCTATCCTCCCTATCCTCTACTCCTTCCCTTTTTATCCAACGAATACAGCGAACTGGAAGGAAGGGGGATCAGGGAGGATAGCTTGATGAACGTCACTTATCCTCCCGTTCCTCCCTAATCCCAGATGACCAACCACAAGACCTAGATCCCGGCTTATCAAGGCCACCACATATTGAGAAAGCCCTGCCCATGTCTCAGCATTTCAGCCTCCTCGGTCTCACCGCGCGCCCCGTCACCGGGAAGGATCGCCTCTCGGAGGAGGTGGATCGGGTGCAGGCGCTGCTTGATGGCGCTCAGCCGCCTGCGGATTGCAGCCCGGAGATCCCCGTCGCGCCCGGCCGGGGGCCGATGCGGGTGCTGCGCCAGTACGAGACGGTGATGACGCCCTCGGGGCTGCGCACCCGGCGCGCCACGGCCGAAGGCTTCCACCCGGCCGCGACCGTCGATGCTTTCGACCGGATGGAACTGCAGGCGCGGCGCCGCGATCCCGAGGGCCCCGCGCTCTTTACAGTCGCTCAGGTCGAGGCGGGCCGCGTCTATGCCGCGCTGGCCGAGCGGGTCGAGGCCGCGGGCGTCAAGTGCTCCTCGATCGAGGGGCAGGCAAAGGCGGGCGATGGCTCGTCGTCCTGGATTGATGCGGTGATCCACGACATCCAGCGCTATCGTCGGATGCTGCGCGCGATCGGCGGCGAGGTGGTGCTCGCACCCCAGCGCCGCCGGGCGGATGATCCCCGCCGTACCATCCGCGCTCGCCAGCTGGTCGACGCGGTGTGCGTGCAGAGCATGACGATCAACGAGCTTCGCAGGCAGTACGGATGGGCTGACACACAAAGGACGCGTGGCCCCCTTAGGGAGGCGCTGTGCGGGGCACTGGATCGCCTCTATGCCCTCTGACAGCAAAAAGGGGCTTTTCGATTAAGCCGACCGGATGTAGCCCTTAGGGCATCATCACCAAGTGCGCCCGGCGGGACCCGAGACCCGACCGGGCGTTTCCTTTTCCGAACATCGAAGGGCGAGCCCATGGGCCGACTGAAGCAGCTGGGGCAGCCGCTTCGGTCCTTGAAGCCGCGGCTCTCCTACGTCGAGCGTCCAAGTGAAAGCCGGGAGCGCGATGCGCGCCATGCCTGGCGCAGCTGGTACAAGACGGCGCGCTGGCAGGCGCTGCGATGGGAGGTGCTGGTCGAGGCCGCGTTCACCTGCATCCGGTGCAAGCGGGTCGAGAGCGACACCTCGCTGCTGGTCGCGGACCACAAGGTCGCGCATCGCGGTGACCCCGCGCTGTTCTGGGATCGCCGGAACCTGCAGTGCCTGTGCAAATGGTGTCACGACAGCGCGAAACAGCGCGAAGAACGGCGCGGTTCCGGCCAATCCGCGTCAAATCGGACGAAAGGGGAGGGGGGTGTCGAAACCTGGAAGGGCCGCGATCTCTAGACCGGCGCCTAATCTCACGTGGAGGTTTTTTTCGTGGCTGACGAGATTTTCGACCTGTTCGGCAATCCTGCTCGGCCCGGCAAGGGCCAGCGTGGTCGACCGCCATATGAGGCCACCGAAAAAGATCGTAACAAAGTCAAGCTGTTGCTGGCTCTCGGGTGGTCCAACACCCGCGTGGCGGCGGCGATCCCGGTCTCCGAGGCGACGCTGAAGCGGTATTTTAGAGCCGAGCTGAAGGAACGCGATCAGATGCGCGACCGCCTCGATGCCCGACGCTTCGAGATCGTCATGGAGCAGGCGAACGCCGGCAATGTCGGCGCGCTGAAAGAGCTGAGCAAGATGATCGAGCGATCCGACCTGATGCGCGCGGGCCAGCGGATGGACAAGCCCGCGGGCGGGAAGGCCAAAGCAAAGGTCGCGCGCCTTGGCAAGAAAGAGCAGGCGCAGCTCGATGCCGAAGCCGCGGGCGCCGGTGATGACGACGAATGGGGAGACGACCTGCAGTTCCCCAGCATGGTGAACTGAGGCCGGCATGGCGCACCATGTCGGCGATGCCTGGGACACCGCGCTCCCGGACTGGGAACAGCGGATCCGCAACCGCGAGAGCCTGATCCCCAATCTGCCGCTGTTCGACGTGATGGCACAGAAGGCGCTGCGGATATTCAAACGGCTGCGGGTGCCCGACATCATCGGCACTCCGACCTATGGCGAAGCCTGCGAGCAGTGGGTGTTCGACCTGGTCGCGGCGATCTTCGGCAGCTACGACCCCGAGACAAAAAGACGGGCCCTGCGGGAGTTCTTCCTCCTGATCCCGAAGAAGAACGGGAAGTCGTCGATCGCCGCGGCCATCATCGTCACGGCCGCGATCATGAACGAGCGGCCAGAGGCCGAGCTGCTGCTGATCGCGCCGACCAAGACCATCGCCGAGATTGCCTTCAAGCAGGCGAAGGGGATCATCCGCCTCGACGCTGCGCTGACCAAGACGTTCCATGTGCGCGATCACCTGCGCAAGATCGTCCATCGGGTGAGCCGTGCCGAGATCGCCGTGAAGGCGGCAGACACCGACGCGATCACAGGCGGCAAGGCGACGTTCACGCTGATCGACGAGACGCACGAGTTCGCGAAGAAGTCGAGCGCGGCGGCAGTCTTCGTCGAGATCCGGGGCGCGCTGGCCGCGCGGCCCGACGGGTTTCTGATGCAGATCACGACCCAGTCGAAGGAGCCACCGGCCGGTGTCTTCAAGCAGGAGCTCGACAAGGCTCGCGCGGTGCGCGACGGCGATCTGCGGCTGCCGCTTCTGGCGGTGCTCTACGAACTGCCCGAAAGCATGGCGAAGAGGGGCGGTTGGAAGAAGCCCGCGACTTGGGGGCTGGTGAACCCGAACCTCGGCGTCTCGGTCGATCCGCAGTTCCTGGCAGACCAGCTGCTGGTCGCGGAGCGCGACGGCCCCGCGGCGATGGCGCTCCTCGCTTCGCAGCACTTCAACGTCGAGGTGGGTGTCGGGCTCAAGACCGACAGCTGGGTCGGCGCCCGGCATTGGGGCAGCGCGGGCGAAGAAGGCCTGACCCTCGACGAGCTGATCGCGCGCAGCGAGGTCGCGGTCGCAGGCGTCGATGGCGGCGGTCTCGATGACCTTCTCGGTCTCGCGGTGATCGGCCGGGACCGCGAGACCAAGAAATGGCTGCATTGGGCGCATGCCTGGGCGCATCCCGAGGTGCTCGAGCTGCGCAAGGAGATCGCGCCGCGGCTGCATGATTTCGAGACGGCAGGGGACCTGACGATCCTGACCGGCGAGGATCCGACGCAGGATGTCGTCGATCTCGCGAACTACGTGGAACGGCTCTTCAAGGCGGACCTCTTGCCGGACAATGGCGCCGTGGGTCTCGACCCGGCGGGGATCTCGGCGATCGTCGATGAGCTCGTCGGTCGCGGCATCGATGACGATCTGCTGGTCGCGATCCCGCAGGGCTACCGGCTGTCCCCGGCGATCTGGGGAATGGAGCGCAAGCTGAAGAACGGGACGCTCCGGCACGGGGGCCAGCCCATGATGGACTGGGTTCTCGGAAACGCGAAGACCGAACAGAGAGGCAATGCCGTGATCATCACCAAGGAAACCGCGGGCAAGGCGAAGATCGATCCGCTGATCGCGTCGCTGAACGCGTTCCTGCTGATGGCGCGCAATCCGCAAGCAACGGCCCTGCGCCTCGATGACTTCCTGTCCCAGCCCGTGATGGTGGTCTGAGGTGAAGATAGTCGATCGGCCCACCTCGATCCCGGCGGTGCCCCGGGTCCGCAACAACCTGGTCGGGGGTGACTTGGGCAAAGAGCGGCGCCTGCGGGCCGATCAGGCAGGGGGCTGGGCTGCGGTCCATGGGCGTGAAAGCAATGCTGGGCGGCAGGTCTCGGTCGAGAGCGCGATGGAGCTGTCGGCAGTCTGGGCCTGCATCCGTCAGACGGCGCAGACGATCTCCGCGCTGCCGCTCAGCGTCTACGAAAAGCGCGAGGGTGGCAGCCGCCAACCGGTCGATGACCGGCTGTCCGAGATCCTCACCGTCACGCCGAATGCACGGCAGACCGCGATGGAGCACTGGGAAGGGCAGATTGCCTGGCTCCTGGCGAATGGCAATTGCTATGCGGAACGGATCCACACCGGGCGGCATCTCTCGGCGCTCGATCCCATGCCTGCTGCCCTGGTCGAGCCGATCCTCGTCGGTGGTGAACTGCGGTACCGCGTCATGGATCGCGGCCGTGAGGAAACGCTGCCGGCCGAGAAGGTTTTCCACGTCCGGGGCTTCGGCTTCGGCGGTCTGAAGGGACTGTCGGCGATCCGTTACGGGGTCCAGAGCATGGGTGCGGGCCTCGCGGCGGAGGAGGCCGCAGCCAAGCTCTTCGCCAACGGTATGCAGGGCTCGGGTTTCCTGAAGGCAAAGCAGACGCTGTCGCCGGACCAACGGGTGCAGCTGCAGGCGATGCTCTCGAATTACGCCGGATCCTCGAACGCCGGCAAAATGATGGTGCTCGAGGCCGGGCTCGAATGGCTTCCCGCGACCCTCAATCCTGAGGACGCGCAGATGCTCGAGACGCGCCAGTTCACGATCGAGGACATCTGTCGGTGGTTCGGTGTTCCTCCGATCGTCATCGGTCATTCGGCCAAGGGGCAGACGATGTGGGGCACGGGGGTCGAGCAGATCCTGATCAGCTGGATGAGCCAAGGCCTCAATCCGCTGATGCGCCGGATCGAGGCCCGCATTCGCCGCGATCTCATCCGTCCCGTGCAGCGGAACGCCTACGCGGAATGGAACCGCGAAGGCATCCTGCAGATGGAGAGCAAGGCCAAGAGCGAGTTCCTTCTCGGCTTGGTGAATGGCGGAATCATGACGCCGAACGAAGCCCGCGAGAAACTGAACCTGCCGCGCATCGAGGGCGGAGACAGCCTGCTGGTGCAGGGCGCGATGATCACGCTCGACGAACTGCTGTCGCGCGTCAACGCCCCGCAGCCGCCCAGAACCTAGGAGAGACCGATGTCCATCCGATCCCTGCGAGCGGCTCCGACCGCACGCCCCGTCAACCTGCGCACCAACATGCCGGTCGGCGCCTTCGAGCGCTGGGTCGAAAACCTTGAAGCGCGAGAGGAGGCGCCCGAGGCCTCGATCTCGATCCTCGACGTCATCGGCGAGGATTTCTGGGGCGACGGTGTCACCGTGAAACGGATCTCGGCGGCGCTGCGCTCGATCGGCACGCGCGACGTGACGGTCAACATCAACAGCCCTGGCGGTGATTTCTTCGAAGGCCTGGCGATCTACAACGCGCTGCGCGAGCACCCGGCCAAGGTCACGGTCAACATTCTCGGCCTTGCGGCCTCGGCGGCCTCATTCATCGCGATGGCGGGTGATGAGATCCGCATCCCCAAGGCCGGGTTCATGATGCTGCACAATACGCAGGTGATCGCCGCCGGCGACCGCCACGCGCTGCGCGAGGTGGCCGACTGGCAAGAGACGATGGACGAGGTGCTCGCGGAGATCTACGCAGATCGATCCGGTACCGAGCTCAGCGCGATCTCGACGATGCTGGATGGGCGCGGCGATGGCACTTGGCTGTCGGGCAAGCGCGCGATCGAGGCCGGGCTCGTGGACGGCTATCTGGCCGAGGATGCGGCGCGCGAAAGCCAGACCGCGCCGGAAGCCCGGGCCACCAACGCGATCCGCCGGCTGGAGGCCTCGCTCTCGCGCGGGGGCCACAGCCGCGGCGAAAGCCGGAAACTGATCAACGACCTCAAAGCGGCCATGCACGACGCTGGCCGGTCGAGCGGCATGCAGGACGCTGCCGCGAGCGAAGGCCTTGCTGGCCTTCTGGACTTGGCGCGCAATACGAAAGGGACTTTTCATGCCGCTGGATAACACCGAGACCCAGCTCCGCGAGCTGACGAATGAACTCAAGCGGGTCGGCGACAATGTCAGCCGTACCGCTGAAAACGCCATGGCGGAAGCCCGTCGTTCGGGGGAGGTCTCGGATGAGACCAAGGCCACCGCCGACCGGCTGCTGACCGAACAGGGCAAGCTGAGCACCAGCGTGAACGCCCTGACGTCGCAACTCGAGGGGTTGCAGACCCAGAACCTCGAGATCGAACAGCGCCTCGCGGCGCGCGGCGATGGCGGGCGCCGGGATGCCCGTCAGACCCTCGGACAGGCCGTCACTGCCAACGAGGCGGTGAAGGCCTACAGCGGGACCGGCACGGTCAAGATGGAGGTGCAGAACGCCATTACCACGGCTTCGGGTTCGGCAGGTGCGCTTGGCGACCCCTACCGCGATCCCGAGGTGGTCGGCCTGCCGATGCAGGACCGTCGCATCCGCGATCTGATCCCCTCGGTGCCGATTACCGATTCCAGCGCGAACTACGCGCGCCAGACCAGCCGGACCAATGCCGCTGCACCCGTGGCCGAAGGCGGGCTGAAGCCCGAAAGCGCGCTGGCCTGGGGCCCCGAGGATGCCATCGTGCGGACCATCGCGCACTGGATCCCGGTCTCGCGCCAGGCAATGGCGGACCTGCCGCAGCTGCAGGGGCTGATCGACACCGAGCTGCGCTATGGTCTCGACCTTGTCGAGGATGCCCAGCTTCTCGCTGGCGACGGTCTCGGCCAGAACCTGTCCGGCCTGATCACCAATGCCACCGCCTACAGTGGCGCGGCCGAAGCGAAGATCTCCAACCCGACGCTGATCGACAAGCTTCGGGTGGCGATGCTCGAGGCCACGCTCAACCTCTATCCGGCGGACGGCATGGTGCTGAACCCCGAAGACTGGATGGTGATCGAGACCAGCAAGGACGCGCAGAACCGCTACATCTTCGCGAACCCGCTGAACTTCTCCGGCCCCGTGCTCTGGGGGCGACCGGTGGTGAGCACCATGGCGATGAGCGTCGACAAGTTCCTCGTCGGTGCCTTCCGCGTCGCGGCGACGATCTACGACCGCGCCGATACCGAGGTGCTGATCTCGACCGAGGATCGCGACAACTTCGTCAAGAACATGATCACCGTGCTGGCCGAGAAACGCCTGGCGCTCGGGGTGAAGCGGCCCGGCTCGCTGATCTATGGCGACTTCGGCCTGGTGGTCTGATCCGGCACGCATGACCTGACCGGGGCGGACAAGCCCGCCCCGGCGCATTTCGATACGGAGGCATGAGGATGTCCAAGACAATGATCACCCCGCTGATGCTGCAGGTGGGTGCCTATGGCCGCGCCGAGCCTCACGTGCCGGTGTCGATCGACAGCGATCTCGCCAAGAAGCTCGTCGAGACCGGCCGCTGGGTCGAGGGCAAATCGAAGGTCGCCAGACAGCGTGAGGCCGTCGCCGCAAGGATCGCCGAGGAAAAGGCTGCGATCGAGCAGGCCGAAGCCGACCAAGCTGCGGCAGCTGAGACGGCGGCGGCCGAGAAGGCCGAGGCCGATCGGGCGGCGGCTGAAAAGGCGGCCCTTGAGAAGCAGAAGGCCACCAAGCCCGGCAACGGCGCGGCGGCAAGCTGAGGCTCGTGGCATGACCCTGTCGACGATTACCCCACCGACCGAAGAGCCGATCGATCTGGACCTGGTCAAGACGCATGTGCGGGTCGACGGGGCGGAAGAAGATGCGTTGCTGCAGGGATATATTGCTGCAGCCCGCGCCTCGGTCGAAGCCTATACGCGGCGCAGTCTGGTCACGCGGGTGGTCGAGTTGCGCCGCGATGACCTACGTTCCCAGATTTTGCTGCCAACGGCGCCTGTGCAGTCGGTCGATGCCATATCGATCGAGGGTGTCGACGGGGTCGATACGGGCCTCGCCGATGGCAGCTGGCGGCTTCTTGATCACATGACGCCGGCTCAGCTGGTGCCGGCAACCGGAACCTACTGGCCGCACGCGATGGCTGGGGTCGAGGGAGGCGTGAAGATCCGGATGACCGTGGGCTATGGCGCTGCTCAGGATGTTCCCGGAGATCTTCGCACGGCGCTGCTGCTCTACGTGGCGCATCTCTATCAGAACCGGGAGGGCGAATTGCCGACCGGTGACCGGATGCCATTGACGGTCTCGGCGCTCTTGGCGCCCCACATCCTCTGGGTCTGACATGGGTGCCGCGAAACTCGATCGGCGCGTGCAGTTCCGGCGCGCGACCTTTGCCGACAACGGCTTCAATTCGTCTCGCGACTGGAACGCGGCCGACCCGGCCGCCGACAATCTCGGATCACGGATCTGGGCCCAGAAGACCGACCTGAGCGACGGCGAGCGCTGGCGCGCTGGCGAGGTTGCGGCGCATGTCACGACGCGCTTCGTCGTGCGCTATTCGAGCTTCACCGTTTCGATCACCCCGGCGGATCGGATCGTCTGCGAGGGCGATGTGTACGAGATCACCGGGATCAAGGAAGGCGAGGGGCGTCGGCAGTGGCTAGAAATCACCTGCGCGAGGATGGTCTGACATGGGGACGTCGGTAAAGCTCTCGGGCTTTCGCGAGCTTGAACGCGAGCTGCAGAAGCTCTCGAAATCCGCGGGCAAAACCACGCTGCGGCGCTCGCTGAAGAAAGCCGCCAAACCGATGGCCGAGGCGATGCGTGATCGCGCGCCGCGTGGCGACACCGCATCGGACGATCTGGCCGAGTCGATCGCCATCTCGACCAAGCTCTCGAAGCGTCAGGCCTCGCGGCACCGGCGCATGTTTCGCAACAACCGCGCCTCGGTCGAGATGTTCGTCGGGCCCGGTCCCTTGCCTCAGGCGATCTACACGGAATTCGGAACGGAGCCGCACGTCAACAAGGGGAAATACGCCGGGTCGCAGCACCCCGGCACTGCACCCCAGCCCTACGTGCGCCCTGCCTGGGACGGGGGTCACGACGCCCTGCTCAAGCGGCTGAAGGAGGATCTCTGGGCCGAGATCCGAAAGTCGATCAAGCGTGCCGAAGCGCGCGCCGCGAAGGCGAAGGGCTGACATGGAACAAGCATTCCGCGCGCTGCTTCTGGCCAACGCCGGGGTGACGGCGCTGGCCGGATCGCGCGTCGACTTCGGCGAGGCCTCCGACACCTCCGGCCCGTACGTGGTGTTGTGGGTGATCGGCGATGCCGGGGGCCACACGCTCACCGGGTCCGATGGGCTGTCACGCGGCCGCATCCAGGCCGATTGCTACGCCCTCGGTTATCCCGAGGCCAAGCGTCTGTCGCGCGCCGTACGTAGCGCTCTCGATGCGCATCGCGGCGGCGGCTTTCGCGGCATTTTTCACGACGCGACCCGCGAGGATCGCGAGGGGGGCGGCAACGAGACCAAACGCCCCTACCGCATTTCCCTAGATTTCCTGATCCATTGGAGGGCTGACCATGCCTGAGACTCCCGAAACCAAGGCCGATATCGGTTTCGGTGCCGAATTCGGCATCGAAGGCGCGACCGCCGGAACCTATGAACCCGTGGCCGAGGTCACTGCGATCACCCCGCCATCGCGGTCGCGTGAAGCGATCGAAGCGACCCACCTCAACAGCCCCGACCAATATGCCGAGTTCATCGCCGGTATCATGCGTGGCGGTGAGGCAGGGTTCACCATGAACTTCGTGCCGAGCGCGACCGACACGCTGGTCACCGCCTTCGAAGCCGGGAAGGGCAAATACCAGATCACCTTTCCGAACGGCGTGAAGCTGCAGTTCGCCGGCGTCTTCACCAATTACGAGATCGACGAGATCACGAACGAAAAGATGAGCGCGACCTGTACTTTCCAGCAGTCGGGCAAGGCGAAGCTCGAAGCTGCGGGGGCGCCGGCATAATGGCAAACAGGTTCCTGGGAGAGGCCACGACAAAAGTCGATGGTGAGAGCTACACCTTGCGCTGCGACTTCAACGCGATGGCGCATTTCGAAGAGGAAACCGACATGCCCGCGCTGGAAGCCTTCGAGGCATTCGAGGCGGGCAAGCTGCGTGTGAAGAACATGATCGCGATGATGTGGGCGTTCCTGCAGCACCATCATCCCGATGCCGACATGAAGCTGGCCGGTGTGATCCTGTCCGAGGATGTCGGGGTCCTGCAGCGCGTGGTGGCGGCGGCTTCGCCGACAGAAGCGGAGGCTGGGGACGCGGGAAACGGGCGGGCCCCGCGTCGGCGCAAGGCGAAGGCGGCGGGCTAGACTACCTCGCAATGCTCTCTGAGTACGTCGCGGCCGGGTTCGATCCGGCCGCGTTCTGGGGCCTGACCCCGCGGCTGTATCTCGTGCAGATGCGTGGCGCGGGTGAGCGGCTCAAGCGCGAGCACGAGGGCCGTGCCTGGCTTGCCTGGCACAGCGCGGCGCTTGATCGCGCCAAGAAGCTGCCCGCGTTGCGGCGCTTCGTCACCGGCCGCGCGGCGCGGCCCCAACGGCAATCCCGCGAGACCCTGCAGGCCATGTGCGATGCGCTGGCCGCTGCTTGGGGTGCGAAGAAAGGATAGAGCATGGCGCAATCTGTCATCGGCGCGCTGCGCGTCAATCTCGGCCTCGACAGCGCGCAGTTCGAGCGGGGCGCGAAGAAGGTGCCCAAGACGGTGCAGAACATGCGCAAACAGTTCATGGCTTTGGGGGCCATTGGCGTCGCGACCTTCGCCTCGCTCTCGGCCGCCGCGCTCAAGGGGGCAGCCGATATCGACCGTGCCGCGAAATCGGCCCGGCGGCTCGATGGCTCGATCGGAGCATTCCGGGCGCTCGAGGTCACCGCTGGCGAGGCCGGCGTCTCGGTCGAAAAGCTCGCCGACGACATCCAGACGATGAACCGCCAGTTGGCGAACATCGGCACCTCGGGCAATGCGGATCGCGCCCTCGACCGGCTCGGCATTTCGGCCGAAAGCCTGCAGGGGCTCGACACCGACGAGAAGGTCGCGCGCATTGCCGATCGGGTGAAGGAGCTCGGGCTGTCGGCGGGCCAGGCGACGACCGTGCTGCAGGATCTCGGCATCCGCAATCGCGAGATGGCGCTGCTGATGATCCAGGGCGGTGATGCGATCCGCAATGCCCGCGCCGACATCGACAGCTATGGCCTCGCGCTCGGCGGCGTCGACGCGGGCAAGATCGAGGCGGCGAATGACCAGATCGCCCGGCTTGGCCTGATCGGCCAATATGCCGGTCAGCAGCTGGCGCTGGCGCTCGTGCCGGCCATGGGCCAGATGGCGCAAGCCATGACGGACAGTCTGCGCGAAGGCGGAACGCTGCGCGCGGTGATCGACGGGCTGGTCGGCAATCTCGACCGGCTGGCCGTCTACTTCGGCATCGCGGCGACGGCGCTCGGCGTGCGCTATGTGAGCGCCCTCGTCGCCGCCCGGGCGATGACCATTGCGGTCAACATCTCGACGCTGGGGCTGGTGGGCTCGCTGAAGCTGCTGCGCGGCGCGATCATGCGGACAGGCTTCGGCGTGCTGGTTATCGCCGCCGGCGAATTGGTGATGTGGTTCGGCCGGCTTGTGAAGTCGACGGGGGGCTGGGGCGCCGCGCTGTCACTTTTGGGCGACGTCGCGAGTGGGGTTTGGAAGGGTATCGGCACGAGCGCGAGTGCGCTGGTACCAGCGCTCGGCGCGGTTTGGGGCAACATCAAATCGGGATTCCTCGGGATGCTCGAAAGTCTGGCGACGAAATGGGCCGACTTTCTGCACAAGATGGGCGCTGGCTTGCGGAACGTGCCCGGCATGGAGGATGCCGCCAATGCGGTTGGAGATCAGGCTATCATGGCCGGATCGCAGGTCTATGAATTGCGGCATGCTGCCGATGAGGCCAAAGCCTCTGCTGATACACTAGCCGCCACGGCAAAAAACCGTGTCGCGCAGGGCTTTGATGAAGCCCGCGCCGCTGCCGCCAAGTTGTCGGCTATGGTTGCCGAAGCTGGCGACGAAGCCCTCAACGGCGCCGCAGCGGGCGATGCGTTGGCAGCTTCCCTTGAAGGGGCAGGCGAGGGCTTCGGCGACAGTGGCAATCTGCCCGATGTCGAAGGGGGCGGTGCTGGTGCAGGCGGCAGCAGCGCTGCGGCCAACAAGGCCAAGCAGGAGGCGGAGAAGCGCGCCCAGGTGCTGAAGGATCTGCGCGCCGAGCACGACAAGCTGCGTGCCACGATCAACATGACCGACCTGCAGGCGAAGATCTGGAACGACACGCAGGAGGCGGGCGTCACCGCGACGAGCGCGCAGGGGCAAGAGATTGCCCGTCTCAACACCGCGATCGACGACATGACGCAAGCCAAGGATCGCGCGTCGCAGATGGCCGACACCCTGAAGCAGTCGGCGGGCTCCGCCTTCTCCTCGATCGTCACCGGTGCCTCAAGCGCGAAGGACGCGATCGCGAGTCTCGCGCAGAGCCTTGCGAGCATGTTCGCCGACCAGGCCTTCAACTCGATTTGGGGCGCGCTGGCCCCCTCGATCCCCGGCGCGGTGCCGCAGGTGTCGCTCGGCTCCAACGCCAGCGGCACGAGCAACTGGCGCGGTGGCCTGACGCGGGTGCACGAGCTCGGCGGCGAGATCATGAACCTGCCGCGCGGCACACAGATCATCCCGCACGACATCAGTAAGCGGATGGCTGACGGCGCGGCAAACGGCGTGGCGAACATCCGGCTGTTCCTCGACAGCAAGATGCTGCAGGCCGAGATCCTCGGCACCGCCGGGCCGGTCGCGGTGCAGCTGATCGAGTCGAACAACGAGCAGCTCGCTCAAAACCAGCGGCGGTCCTGAGCGTGGCACTGATCACGCTGCCCGGTGGCATGCGGTTCGCGCAGCGCACGCATTGGCGCCTGCAAACCCGCACCCCGTCATCGGGGATGGGTCTCGACGGCCGCCAGCAGTTCCTGACCCGAGAGGCGCGGAGCTGGTCCTGTAGCTACCAGGTGGAAGGCGGATGGGACGTCTCGGCCGATGGGGCATGGGGCGGCTGGCTCGCGTTTCTCGACGATCTGCGCGGGCCGCTGAACAGCTTCCTGCTGCCGGTGCCGAATGGCCGCACGCCCTGGGCCGCGCCGGGCGAAGTAGTGTTCGTAACCGACTGGAACGGCGATTTCTATTACGAGAGCGGGTCCGGCTTCGTCATGGGCGAGGGCGATCCCACCGTCGCGGCGGATGCGCCCGCTGGGGCGACGATCCTGCAGCTATCGGGTTCGGCAGGCGAGTTCCTGCGCCGCGACGCCATGTTCTCGATCTCCGGCTGGCTGCACCGAGTGGCCGAAAACACCGACGGCACAGTGCGGTTCAACCCGCCGCTGCGCGCCCCCGTCACGGCCGGGACCACGGTCAAGGTCGGCGCGCCCCGCGTGCGGGTGCGCCTGCCCTCCGACGAGGCGGCCGAGTCGGCGCACGCGTTCAGCCAGCTGCGCGGGCTCTACACGCTCGACGTGGTCGAGGCCTTCGAGCGATGAGCCTCTTTCTTGCGGGCCAGCCCGATCCGGAGGCGGTCGAGGCGGCGCTGAAGGCCGAGACGGTGTCGCTGCTGCTGCTGCTCGAGCTGCAATTCGCGTCGGGCACCAAGTATCTCAGCAACTCCAACGTGCCGTTCGTCGATGCCGAATGGGGCCACGAGTGGCAGGGCATGGGTGACATGGTCTCGATCGCTGAGATCTCCGGCGGCGCCGAGGAAATGGCGCCGCTGGTCGAGTACCAGCTGGCGCTGCCCTACGAGCTGCTCGCCCCCGACGAGCGGGGCGTGAGTGGCAAGGGCCGGATTCCGGCGCTGATCGGCAGCCCAGGCGAGTACCTGAACCGTGCGGCGATCCTCTGGGGGCAGATCCTCGATCGCAGAGCCACCGACGCGCATGGCAGGCCGCTGCCGGTCGGCGTGCCCTTCGCGATCCACACCGGGCTGATGGACCGGGTGAAGGCGAGCTTCGGGCCGCTGCAGGCGCGGCTGACGCTGCCGGTCGAGGGGCCGCTGAGCCGCAAGGGCGCGCCGGTCTACGGCATGCTGACCCCGCGCGACCAGGCGCGGCGGCACCCCGGCGACCAGGGCCTGCGCTTCGTGCCCGAGGTGATCAACACGGATGTGACATGGACGACCTGGTGAGCGACTTCATCCGCCGCACCGGCGGCGATCCCTGGCGCTGGGGCCAGACCGATTGCGCGCTCTGGCCGGCGTCGCTGGTGGCCGAGATCACCGGCCGCGATCCGGCGGCGGAGCTGCGCGGCACCTACGACACCGCCTTCGGCTGTCGGCAGGTGCTCTTGCGCGCGGGCGGGCTGGCCGGGCTGTCGCGGCGGCTGATGGCGGGGTTCCGCACCGGCGAGACCGAGACCGGCGTCGCGGTGGCGCGGCTCGAGGGGCAGGTGCTGTGCGGCGTGCTGCGGCGCGGCCGGCTGGTGGTCAAGACCGATGGCGGGGTGCGCATGACCCGCGACTTCACGCTGCTGACCGGATGGGGTTTCGACTGATGCCGCAGGCGCTCGCCTTCGTCTTTCCCGCGACCTTCGCGGCCGGCGGCACCGCCGCGCTGTTCACCTCGGCCGGGACGCTCACCGCGCTCGGCGTGGTGACCAGCATCGGCACCTCGATCGCGCTATCGATGGCAGTGCGCCCCGACGCGCCGGCGCAGACCACGCCCGACAACATCAAGCTGCAGCGGGTGCAGGCAGTAGGGCCGCGCATTCGCCACTACGGCCGGGTGCGGGGCGGCGGGCAGGTGGTGTTCCGCCGCGCGCAGGAGGGGTTCATGCTCGAGGTGATCGCGCATGGCCATGGCGAGATCGACGGGGTCGAGGGCTACTTTCTCGACAAGACCGAGGTCTCGATCGACGCGGGCGGCTACGTCACCGATGACCAGTACGTGGTGAAGTCGAACGGCGCCGAGAAGGTGTCGCGGGTGCGGATCCTGACCCGGCGCGGGCTGGTGCCGTCGAACCATTACCAACCGGTCGAAACCCGATGGCCCGAATTCGACGCGGCGCACCGGCTCGACGGCATCTGGACCACGATGCTGATCTCGCGCCAGGTTGCGGCCGAGGATTTCCGCTCCGTCTATCCGAACGGCCGCCCGCCCGAGATCGAGATCGTGGCCCGCACCTCCAAGCTGCGCGACCCGCGCAGCGGCGCGATCGCCTATTCCGACAATGCGGCGCTGGCGCTGGCCGACCTGATCGAGCACCCGGACGGCTTCAACCTCGCGGGCATGGTCGACGACGCGATGCTGGCGGGCGCGGCCGATGATGCCGACGACGCGATCCCGCTAGCGGCGGGCGGCACCGAGCCGCGCTATCGCCTGGCGGGCAGCTACGCGCTGTCAGAAAAGCCCGGCGAGGTGCTGCGGCGCATGCTCGATGCCTGCAACGGCGACGTGCAGCTGCTGCCCTCGGGCAAGATCGGCGTGCATGTCGGCAAGTGGCGCGAACCGGCGGTGACCATCGGTGAAGCCGAGATCATCGATCTGCAAAGCTGGGAGGCGGGGCAGGATCGGCTCGACCGCTACACCGAACTGCCCTGGGTCTACACCGATCCGGGCTTGGGCTATCAGCAGACCACGGGCGAGGCCTGGGTCGACGCGGCGCGCGAGGCCGACAACGGCCAGATCGCGGTCGGGCCGCAGCTCGACCTGTCCTTTGCGCCGAGCGCGGGGCAGGGCGGGCGCTGCGCCAAGCACCGGATCGAGGCCGACAACCCGCGGCACCTGCTGACGCTGGCATGCAAGCCGTCGGCGATGCGGGCGGTCTACGAGCGTTACGTATCGATCGACATGCCTGAGCTGCCGGCGGTGGTCTGGCGGATCCAGCGCTACCGGATCGATCTGGCCAGCGGTCAGGTGGTGCTGCAGCTGCGCAGCTTCGACCCGGCGGCGTTGTCCTGGTCGGTGGCCGAGGAACCGGCGCCGGTGGCGCTGCCCGAGCCCGACACCTCCGCAGGCCTGCCGGTCCCGGCGAACTTCGCCGCCGCCGGCGCCGGGCGCCGCACCGCGCAGAACGCCTTCACCGCGGGGATCGGCCTGCAATGGGACGCGCCGGAATCGGACGCGCTGTCGCCGGTGGCGCAATACGCCCCCGCAGGCAGCGATGCCTGGGAGGCCTGGCCGCTGCCCGGCTCGGCCACCTCGGCGCTGATTTCGCCGCTCGATGACGGGGCCGACTATGACATCCGGCTGGCCTTCGAGACCTCCGACGAGCGCCGCGGGACCTGGGCGGTGATTACCGGCGTGACCGCCTCGGCCGATGCCAGCGCTCCGGCCGCGCCGACCGATCTGGCGGTGAGCGACGAGGGCGGCGGCTCCGCCCGCGTCTCGCTCGTCACGAGCACGAGCCCCGGCCTGTGGAAGACCATCGTCTACCGCGACGGGGTGGAGGTCGGCACCTTCTTCGATGCGCCCGGTACGGCGATCGCCTTCTTCGACAGCCCCGGTGTGGGCAGCTTCAGCTGGACCGCGCGGTCCATCAACGTTTCCGGCAAGCCGAGCGCGACCGACGCCGGCCCCGTTTCTCAAACCATTACCTGACGGAGCCCAACCCATGGCGGTATTCAAAACCCCGGTCGAGGCCAGGGGCATCCTTGGCGTGGAAACTGCGATCGCGGCTCAGGCGGCGCGGGATGCTCTGCGCGCGGAGATCGGCGCGATCACGACCGGCCTCACGCCGGCGGGCGGCTGGTCGGCGGCCTCTGGGGCGTTTCCGACCGGCGCGGTGCGGGGCGCATTCTACATCGTCACCGCTGCCGGGACTGTCGACGGTCAGGCCTTCGCGCTTGGCGATTGGTTGGTGGCTCGGGTCGCCAATGCCAGCATCTCGACCTATGCGGGGAACTGGGTGCGTGCCGACTACTCCAAGATCCTGCGTCAGCGATACAGCTCGATCGGGGCGATCAAGGCGTCCCTAGAGACGCCGCGGGGGGCGGGTGCCTTCTGGGAGGGCGGCGACGTGCTGTTCGAGGAGGTGGCGACCGGGCAGCATTTCATCACGGCCGGCGGTGCCAAGCTGAAGGCCCACGCGGGGGCAGACGGGCTGAACCTGCTGGCGGCGGGCGCGGCGGGCGATGGCGTTGCGAATGACGCGGCCAAGCTGACGGCGGCGCTGGCGGCGTCGACCACGGTGATCGTCCCGGCGGGCATCTATAACCTCGGTGGCGGCACGGTGACGGTGCCCGCCGGATCGAAGCTTGTGCTCGCGGGCGGGATGCTCACCAACGGCACGCTGGCCTGCGAGGGCGCGATAATCGAGGGCTACAAGGGGCTTTCGACCAGTATCACCCTGACCGGCGCACCGGCAACCGAGCATGGCGTGCTGTTCGATTGGTTTGACCACGAAAAGGCCACCCGCGCCAGTTATGACGCCTTTATCAACGGGAGCGCGGCGACCTTCGGACCGGTGCCTGCGATCGGCACGAAAAACCGCACGATCCTGCTGATGCTGCTGCAGAACAAGCACCGGGTTCGGTTCAATGGAGGGATTTACCCGTTCGATGCCGAAATCGTGCCGGGCAACAATAGTTATTTTTTCGAAGGCCAAAGCCGCGACGAAACCCTGTTGTGGTGCCCGAACGGCAATTTTCTGCACTACACCGCTGGTTCAGCAGTCTACCCCCACATGAAGAACCTGACAGTCGAGGCGCAGGGCTCTGTCCTGCTGACCGACGCCTGGTCCGCGAACGCGATTCACGGAACGCTCTACGACCAGTGCTTCTTTATCTCCTATGGGAGTCATTGCTTCCATAACGATTACTCGACAGCCGGCGGGACCGGCTGCCCGATCTATGGCTCCAAAATTCTGAATTGCGCGGTGTACGCCTGTGCAGGAAAGGGCGGGTTTTTCGGCTGGCAGTCTGGTTCGAATGTCTATGACAACGTGCCCGACCGGCATCTGTTCTTCAACGGGCAGGGTACTGCCAAAAAGGGAGCCATGAAGGCGATCTTTTGGAATTCCAACGTCAGGGATTACACGAATTCCAACATTGCTTATGCCTATATCGACTACGTGGCTTATTACGACCGAAATTTCTACCTGTTCAATTTCCGCGCGACAAAAAATATCTTCGAGTCGAACACGGGTAGCTTTAAGGCCATCGTGAAGACATCGGGAATTCCGAACTCGAACCTGTTTCTGGATACCCGGTTCAATCAATATGTAAACGACGTCGCCAAGGAAAACGGGCATCAATACATCCTCACTGAGATTGGCAACGTCTATCTACAAGGAACGGATAGCCCGACGCCGCTTTACGGTAGCAGTATTCGCAACTATTCTGACCAATATGTTAAGTGTATCACTCCGCTTCTGGATGCCAGCCAAACGAAATACCGACTTCGCTCTTTGTGCCCGCATTCGCATGAAGGGGTGCGCTCGACATATAGCCGGCTGCTGGCTGCAACGGCAGAACATGCGGACCTGGCGGGTATGAAGGATTACTTCGACGCGGACAGCGCCAATATCTCATACGTCGAATTTTACACGTCTATGCGCGCCACTGATTCTGAAGTCGCCTACAACGGGACAACCGCGCAGCGGCCCACGGAACGGCGCTACCCCGGCTTGCAGTATTTCGACACCACCATCGGCAAGCCGATCTGGTGGAACGGGTCGGCCTGGGTGGATCACGCGGGCGCAGCGGTCTGACGCGGGGTGTGCCCGCGCTGCGGACGCGCCCTCAATTGAGCAGGGTCGCGATGATCCTTGCCCATACGGTCAGTCCAAATAGCGCGCCAGGAATGAGCCACCAACCTTCAGGTAGCTCAGCGCGCTGTTCGAGCGCGGCGTAGTTCGATCGCTCGGTCAAAATATGGCGCATTGGATAGCCCATTCGCTGCGAGGAATGCCAATGGCCTACCTGAGCCCAATGACGCTGTCATGACGGGGGCGGCCAAGAGCCGCCCTGTTTCGAAGGATGAATCAGAAACGGCGTCATGGAGAGAGACTTGGCTTTGAAATTTTTGTACCACCAGAAAGCGTCTACATGAGCATCCTCGACGAGATCTCCCGCCTCTTGGGTGCCGCGCCCGAGCACGTCTCCGCTCTGATCCTCTCCGGCGCCGGCGGCGCGCTCGTGCGCGCGCTGTCGCTCCCGGAGGAGAGCTGGACGCGCCGGGCGCTGCACGGCGTCGTGGGCGCCGTCTCCGCGATCTTCCTGGGTGGCGTGGCCGGGCACCTGATCGATGCAATGACGGGCTCGGGGATCTACGCGTACCTCGCCGCGGGCTTTCTGATGGGCGAGGGTGGCATCGCCGCCGTGCACGCGCTCCGTCGCCGCCTTCTGCCGCCGGGAGGCAAGGACAATGCCTGACCTCATGCTCACCGCGCACACGCTGTCCTCGGGAGCGCTCGTCATCGTCTGCTGGTGGCTCGCCCATCAGAACGCGCTCCTCGCCAAGCCACCGGCGCGCATCATCGCTCTCGGTTTCGCCTGGGTCAGCCTCACGGTGCTGGTCACCGCGTTCCTGCGCTTCGGCGACGAGGCGCGCGACATCTGGATCATCGCCTCGAAGGTCGGTCTGACCTTCACCTTCTGCGCCGTGTCCTGGCGCCGACACATGTGGCGCCGGCTGCGCAGACGAGCCGCCGCGCGCCGGCAGCGCCGCCGGGGCTGACCCTACCGACATCACCAATCACCGGCCCCGCCAGCGGGGTCTCTTCGCATGGGAGATCATCATGCAGATCAGCGACCGAGGCTTGCTCGAGATCGCCGAGCACGAGGGCATCGTGCCTGCGCCCTACTACGACAGCGTGGGCGTCCTGACCTACGGTATCGGGCACACCAAGAACGCGGGCGGTATCGACCCGGCGGACCTGCCGCGCGGCATGCCGGCCGATCTCGACGCGGCCATTGACCACGCGATCGAGGTCTTCCGGCAGGACATCGCGAGCTACGAGGCGCGGGTGAACGAAGCGATCAAGGTGCCGCTCGCGCAGCACCAGTTCGACGCGCTCGGATCCTTCGATCTGAACACCGGTGGGATTTACCGCGCGATCCTGACGCGGCAGATCAACGCCGGCGACCCGAAGGCTTCCGAGCACTTTTTCGGCTGGCTGCGGCCGCCGGAGATCCGCAAACGCCGCACGGCCGAGAAGCGGCTCTTCGACACCGGCGATTACGACTGGAACGGCGACGAGATCGCGATCTGGCGCGTCGATGAGCGCGGCAAGCTGCGCGGGGTGCTGAAGACGATCACCGGCGCCGAGCTGCTGGCGCGTATGCAGCGCCCGGCGGTGGCGCCGGTCGAGCCCGGGCAGGGGGACGGCTCCCCCGAAAACCTCATTGCTCAGATCCACGCCTTGACCGCCGCGCACCTCGCGCAGTCGGCGGCCTGACATCACCCATGCTCAGAAAGGAGCAACACCATGACTAACTACAAATCCGCCCTGCAGTCCCTGACCATCTGGGGCGGCTCGGCTGCCGTCGTCGCCGCCTTGGTGCAGATCATCTGGGGCGTGGCCGTCTCGCCGGCCGACCAAGTGTCGCTCGGCCAACATTTCGCGGAGATCGCCTCGGGCGTGGGTGGCATCCTGGCAATCATCGGGCGGATCCGCGCGAGCGCGAAGATCGGTGGAGGCCGCGGTTGA